GCGTGACGTCGACCTCTGCGCGCTTGGCGAGCAGGCCGAGTTCGACCATATCCATCGCCGCGATCTCCGCGGCCAGGTCGTTCGAATACTTTTCCAGATCCGCGCTTTCGGCGGGCGTCAACTTATCGACAGACATGTTCCGTAAATCCTTTTCCGTCGCCCTCAGGTGCGGGCTTCGATTTCGAGCAGGTCGGCGCGCTGCTTGACGAACGCCTTGTGCTGCGGATCGCGCGCGTTGCGGAATACCTTCATGAAGTCGGGATCGCCCTCGAGCTTCATGCGCTCGGCGCGCGCCTGCGCCGGCGTCTTCGGCCCGAAATTGCTGCCGCCGGGATTGACGAGGTTGCCTTCGCCCATGGCGGCGCCAACCTTGTGCCAGAGCTCGACCATCGCAGCCGAGCCCATGATCTGGTCCATCTGCGCGCCGGAGATCGCATCGGGCTTAAAGAACGCGAACGCACGGCTCGCGAGCGCCTTGTTCTCGTCGAACTTGTCGCCCCATTTGCCCTTCAGCGAGGTCTCGAGCTCGAGATTGGCGGTCGCGCCGGCATCCCTGAAAGCCTTCAGCTGCGTGTTGGCCTGCGCATGCATGCCGTCATAGATTTCCTTGGCCTGCCAGGGTGCGAGCCGCGCGGCGTGCGCGAGATCAGAGAACTTTCCGAAGGCCTTTTCGTCGTGCACCTCGCCATCGGCAAGCTTCGGCGCCTCTATCTTGTATTGCTGCCGATCCTCGACCCAGCCGAGCTCGCTGTAGCCGTTCCAGCCCTTCACGTTCTTCGGATCCGGCTTGCCGATGACGTTGCGGTTGCGCGCCATCTCGTCGGCCTGGCGCCCGGACGACAATGCCGTCTTGATGTCCGGGAAGTTTTTTCCGTCAAGATATTTGACGGTGTCGGCATCGAGCTCGCGGTAGCTCTCAGCGCGCCACCAGCCTTGATCGTTGCTGCCGCCTGCACCTGCGCCGGCACCTGCACCGGCACCTGCACCGGCCCCGGCTCCAGCGCCTGCACCGCCGGCTCCGGCTCCGGCTCCCGCACCTGCGCCTGCACCGGCCCCAGCTCCGCCGCCAGCGCCTTCACCTTCGCGCGGAATGTCCATGCGCAACAGTTTCAAAAAGTTCATTTCCTGCCTCCTTGTGTGCGGTCGATTTTGGTCATCTCAAACAGCGAGCCGATGTCGACATTGGCAAGCTTGAAGATTTCGAGGGCACATTGCCGGCGCCCCTCGGCGATCGCCGCTTCGCGATCGGAGCCCTCGTGGATCGGGGCAAACACGTTGTTGCGAAGCGCGATGTCAACGAGCGCTGGCTTGGCCAGGCGCTCCAGCATCCGGTAATGCGCCGTCTTCATCACCTGGTAGCCGCGCAGCACCTCCATGCGGCGCTGATCGTCGGGCCAGGCCACCCGAAACCAGAGAGGCCAGTTCTCGAATTTCGGTTTATTCATTTGGTGCCGCGGCCCTTCGCTAGCGTCGACGCCTGCTGCGCATGCGCGACGTCAGCCACGATGCCGGCGGCGATCTGCTGCTTCTGCAACTCCAATTGCTGCTGCTGTTCCTGGGCGCGCGCCTGGCGCAGCTGATCGACCTGACGCGGATCCAACTTGATCGACGGCACGCCCGAAAGTGCATCGTGGAGCACAGAGGAATAGCCATCGACGTCAATATCGTCGATGTAGCGCGGATCCTGCGTTACTTCGAACAACTTGAGCTTGGTCGAGACCCAATTCGTCGCCCCGTTGGCAGTATCGGCCTTTTGTGCCTTCACGAACGGCGACACGAAGGTCGGCGTGACAGCGGCGCGCAACAGCTCCGGCGGTGGCGGCCCTATCGTCCGCATCACGACGCCCATACGATCGAGCAGCAGCGCGCGGCGGCGAATGAAGGATGCAAGCCCCTTCTGCACGCGGATCAGGTTCGGCGCCAGCGACTTCAGCTCGTCCTGCGAGAACGCCTGCACCTCTTCGGCCGTCATCTGCGGCCGCGCGCCGAGTGTCGCAGCCAGCGCGAAGCGGAACGCACGACGCACCTGATTGCGCAGGTCGTTTTGCAGCTGCAGCGGTAACTGCATCTGGCGCCCGCGCTCCAGCAGCTGCACCGGCGCTTTTCCTGCGCCGGTGCTCTCGCCGTACAGAACGTTTCCCGGTACGATGTCGGACGTGGTCATGACGTCCTCGTCGGCCGCCCACCACATCGGCTCGGTTTCGAATTGGATGCCTACCATGGTCGAGCGCGCGACTTCGTCGAGCGAGGACATGTCGGGCAGCGCATTGTGCGCAGGCCCGCGCGCCCAGACCCGGCCCGAGCGCATCGCCCACTGGATCTCGTGCACGGGAAAATCGAGATAGCCCGTCTCGACCGAAAATTCCCGCTTGTCCGGCGAGACGTAACACGCGCGCCACGGAAAATATTTCGCGAAGGGATTGCCCGGCTTGTGCTCCGGGTTGGGATAGAGCGCGTGAACGAAGACGGCTTCCTCGTCGTCGCGCATGCGCGCCAAGCCCGGATGGTCGCGCCACTTGCTTTTTGCCTGGCGGCCGGTCAGGCGAAATTCGCGGTGAAACGTGTCAGTGTCGCCGTTGGCGTCGACGTCCTTGTAGCAGCCCGTGATCGCGAGGTTCGGCGTGACGATGCGCCCCTGGCCGACCATCTCCTCCTGAAACATAAAGCCCGAGCCGAACATGCCCATGTCGCCAAACCAGGCCGGGACGTTCAGATAGAAATTGTCGATCGTCGGGTCGATCGAGGCCAGGATCAGGCTGGTGTAGTTGTAGAGATAATCCTTGGCTGGCTTCCAGTTCGCGAGCTGAGGATCGGACGGAACGCCCCAGGAGAACCACCGCTCGGCCGGGTTGGTCGCCTTGGAGAACATGCCGCCGATATAGTCGTCACCGGCGTAGAGCGGCGTGCTGTCATAGGGATCATCGCCATTCGGCTGGCGCTGATCGTTACGGTTGCCGCCGGAGAGATCCTCGTCGCTCTGCATCAGCCGCGCGATATCGCGCCAGCGCGGTTCCTCGATCGCACGCTTCTTCTTAACCTCGTCATGACGCGGTTCGATCTCGGACCAGGCACTCATGTCTGCGCCTCGCTACGCTCGCCGCGCTGCATCACTGTCCCGACAGCGTGCGGAAACCAACCGGCGGCGCGCCGAGCGCGGTCTGCAGGCCGATCCCGAACGACGATCCCTGCAGCAATTTCCGCTTCTGGTTCTCGGCGGCGACGACCGCGCTCTCGCTGTCGCTTGCCGGCTGCGCCGCGGCCGCCGCCAGCGCCACTGCATCCTGCTGCGCCTTGAGTGCGGCTTGCTGCGTTGCAAGTGCCTCAGCCTGCGCCGTGCCGGCAGGATCACCGATGTTTTCACCGGCATGCCCGCCGAAGGCGTGATTGATCGGATCGGTAAGCCAGGAAAAAAGACCCATGATGGCGCACGCCGTAGGTTGTGAGGTTGCCGACCCTACGGGCGCCGATCGGGCGTCAACCGCGCTGCACGGGCCTAAAAGCGACGATCAGGCCCGCTTCCGCTTGATCGGATTGTAGCGGCCGGCTCCCCGGGCTTCCTCGCGCCGCTTGGCGCGCTGAGCCTGCAGGTCGCCGCGGCGGCGACGTGCCGCGTCGGTGCCGCACTCCATGGCCGCATACTGCTCGGCATCGGCGATGTGGGTATCGAAGCTCGGCTTGACCGACGAGATGTCGTTGCTGCCCTGCAGGGTTCGGAACTGGTAGGTCTCGCGCTTGCCGCGGATCAGTCCTCTGCAGGATGGATCGAGCAGGTACCCCGTTCCGCCGTCTCCGATCTTGGCGCGGACGGCATCATGACGCCGCCCCACGTCGTTCGATTGTGCCAACTGCACCTTGCGACCGAGAAGCTTCGACAGGCGCTGGCGATCGGAGCCGCGCGAGATCTGCTGGATATCGCCCTCCGGTACGTTGTCCTCACCTGCCACCATCGCGGGGTCACAAACGTCGCGGAATTCGCATCCCTGGAAACGCCGCGCCTCGAGCGCCAGCATCGCCTTCGCGAGC